GGTTTCGTCGGCGGCGGAGGCGGTGAGCTTACGACGGGTGAACTTACTTGCGGGGACACGGTAGGCAAGTTCGGTCTTTGGACGGTCCATTCCGTCCTGGGTCGGTTTGAAAAAGAAGGGATAGTTAACTGATATGGGTACCACCTTATCGGTAAACATCTTCTTGGCATCAGGCCCAGACTTTGATAAAATACCATATCGTGAGTCGCTGGATATAGTTGCCAAGTTAACCACCTCTCCCGATGCCATGAATGAAAACCCAGAACGCCTGTTCTTAAGGTAACACATTCCATAGGATCGTATATCTGCTTTACAAGCTTCCCAGAAAATGAAGAATAATCTATTTGACTCCCGAAAGTCTGGTGCCCCGACATCAATTTTAGACCACTGCAAGTACATGTAGTGAGTACCAGTAAGATAAGTAGCAAAGTTCTTGTTATAAAACCAAAAACCTTCCTCCCTACGGGTAAACTCATTATCGATGTAGTCATACCATTTTTCTTTAAAGTCTTGTGGATATTGCTTCCAATCAAAAACTGTTTTTATTTTACTAAGTGACTTAGGATATTCAGTTTTATTCCATTTGTTGTTTTCAAACTTATGAATATTCTTAGCTTTTGGTAAAGCTATTTTAAGATTTTGTATTTCATAAACATCACCTATAGTACCATCTTTGCTAATGACAACCATATCGTGTTGTTCATTGTAACCATACTCCCATTTTTTTAATCTATTATATTTCTTAATAGTTTTAGGAGTTATATAATCATCTAATATTTTATATAAATTCTGCTCGTACATTACCTAGATCTTCCTTCAGCAAAACCTTTAAAATTAGTTTGCTTTTTATTTTCTTTAGGTTTATCTTCTAACATATTCTTTTCTTCTTCAATACGATTAAGTATTTCAAACGCATCGAATATAGCTAGCTTTTTTGTAGCAGCAGCGTTTTTTAATCTATCCGCGGATATATCATCATCAGAATCTACAATAGGTTCTTTAGCAACCTTAATTAATTCCTTGACCGCTACTTGCCCAGCTTGGATTATATTTTTCTTCGTCTCCTTGGTGTTCATATTTAATTACAATATCATTAGATTTCATACAGTATAATCGCTCTTTATCTACTAAAAACTCCCATTCACCATTAGGTGTATACCCAACTACATCTCCCTGGTGTATTTCTAGCGCTTCTAACGAGCTATTACCATATTTTAATATACCTTTAAGCTTTTGTTCTTTATCAACTGTTAGAGAACTTTTGTCTTTTATAGGTTGAATAAAACAACGATCACCAAAACTATGCCAACCATCGTTATTATTATATAAATAGATTTGATCTAAACTAACAAAATATAAACCTTTCTTAAAAAAAGATCTACTTTGTTTCTTTTCACCTCTCATATCATAAAACGTTCTAAAAACATTTTGATGTATAACTAAGGTGTCACCTTTTTTTATATTAGTTTTAAAAGCAACTGGTGTTTCAATTACTTCTGCTAATCTATTTACAAACTTCCAAGATTCAATCTTAGTATTAACTACAAGTTTTTTACCATCAACTTGTATTTCATTATTGTATCTATCACCAATTGGTTTTACAATAAAGTCATATAAACTTCTCATTAATACTCTAAATCGTACTCAACAGATATTGACATGTTAGAATTAAATTTCTTCCATGGTAATACCTCATCGTTTTTTCTTATATAAATATTATAAGAACTGTCAGAAGTTTCAAACAGTATATGCGATATTTCATGACCGCCATACACTTGCTGACCAACAGCGTAATGCATGGCGTCATTTTTATAGTCAGATCCAATACTGATCTTTCTTATATTACTATGCATCCTCCTGCTCGTCCTTAATAGGCTCGTATGTTCCGTCAGACAAATTAATGCTAACTTTACCATACTCTTCTTCGAGTTCTTTCTTAGTTTTTTCTATTTCACCTTCCAAGTTTTTTACTTCTTGAGCTAAATTAAGTTTTTGGATTTCTAATACACCCATTTGACTTAATACGGTTGTTAATTTTTGTTGTTGTTCAGTTACTACTTTTAACTGTTCTTCTTTAATTTTTGCCATTTGAAATTTAATTTAATTTGTTAATATGTTTCTTTATTAAATAGTTACACCTATTATTATGTTTTTACTATACTGCAGATACTGATAATGTACCTCCATTAGCTACTGTTACTTTATATCTTGTCCCATCAGGTGATTTTAAAATAATACCATATCCTACTCCCGATGTTTCTATATCTCCAACAGCAACTGTTAATTTTGAAGTAGGACTAGTAGATCCAATACCTACGTTACCTGATCCAGTAATCTTCATTCTTTCTCCCCAAGAAGATCCGTATGTAATAAATGATAGTTGATTAATACCCGCAATTGCTCCAGTATTATTTACAGTGTCATCGTGACAAATAAATACACCTACATTGTTATCGTCTTTAAAACTAGAGTTTACATAAAACCCAGTGGATCCCAACTGATCACCTTTACCTATAACTTCTAATTTAGCTCCTGCGCTAGGACTAGTAGTTCCAATACCTACATTACCACCTGCATCGATACGCATTCTTTCTGTACCTGTAGTTGTAAACCTAATTGTATTTGCTGTTGGCCTATCAATACTAGTATCTGTGTCGCCTACAAACGTATACTTCCCACCACAAGCAACCACACCGTCAACTTCTAGTTTACTACTTGGACTAGTAGTTCCGATACCTACGTTGCCATCACCAGTCACAATCATTCTTAGTGTATTATTGGTAACAAAACCTAAAGGTAAATTAGTACCTTGATACATGTTTAATGAACTAGCACCAGCATAATTTGTATTATTACTTCCAGTTAAAAACATTACCGCTGTATCAATAGAGTCGTTTTTAAAGCGATATGAAGAATAAGCATCAACTCCTGTGCTATCATTTTCAACAGCTATATTTACATTACCATTTACTGTGCCTTTTGTGTGTAATTTATAACTAGGACTAGTAGTTCCAATACCTACATTACCATTGTCCTTTAATGTCATAACTGTAGTAGCAGCACCATTAGTTCTAAATCTTAAACTTTGGTCATTATAATAAGGCGTAATAGACCAATCGTTATCTGTAGATGGATTAGTGTTTATAAGTGTTATTTCTGATGTAGCGTTATTTGTACCAGATATTGTAAGCTTGCTACTGGGACTACTCGTTCCAATACCTACATTACCTGCACTAGAAGATGTTAAATATACATTAGAACCACCAGATCCAAGTTGTGATATACCAGTTGCAATAAGTGTTCCTTGAGCTGTTACACCACCTATTACGTCTAATTTAGAAACAGGACTATCAGTTCCAATACCAATATTACCAGAAGCACTAATCATAAATCTATTTTGACCTTGAGCAATATCTGTAATATAAAAATTATTAGTAAGACCAGCTACAGCAAGTCTATATGTGCCTGATATAGCACCTGTTCTTGATAAATATAACTGTTGAGCAGTGCTAGAAACTACGTGCAGTTTAGCGCTTGGAGTAATAGTACCAATACCTAATCTATTGTTTGTATAATCCCAGAAAAAATCATTTTCTCCTGCTAAATTGTTTGATGGATCAAAGTATGCTACTTGTCCATTAGTACCACCACCTGATACAAAAGTAGATAATAAGTTTGTTGGAGATATTTGTACATTTTCAGCACCTGTATATCCTACTAAAAAATCTACTGTTCCTAGCGTTGTTTTTTCTGTAAATTGTGAAAACTTTATATTTGCCATTTCTTAGTGTACTATTTTTAATAAATCTCCTGTTCTATAAACATCTCCTGTTGTTAATCCTCCTGCGATAGCTGCTGTATTATCCGCGTATTCTGATACACCTGAAATTTTAATACCTGATCCAATTGTCCTAAGTTTTTCTACACCATTATTATATAGAATAACAGTATCATTTTCTGTAAAAACCGCCATATTTTCAGATCCTGCAGCATTTTGTATTGTAACACCTGAACCTAAAATTTTTAAAACACCTGTTCCAGTTTCTTGTATATAACTATGGCTACCATCGTGATATATTTCTAAATCTCCACTATTTCCAAAAACTAATTTATTGTTGTCGCCAGTAATAAAATCAGTATTAAACTGCATCCTTGTGTTACTACCATCTAAAAATAAGTAAGTAGTTACTCCACCACTTCCATCATCACTTTGAAAGACGATATCAGAATCATCAGCAAAGTTTTGTATATATAAATCACCTGTTTGGTTTCTTATAGAAGAACTAGCTCCCGAGTGATATATTTGTAAATCATCTCCTTGTCCAAAAGTAGCTTTTACATTATCTTGAAATGCTATTTGTTTTTGTGCTGTAGTAAAACCTAAACTACCATCTAAAGTTAAATATGTAGTTACACCACCAGCACCATCATCACACGCAAATTCAATATCTTTATCATTTGCATCATTTCTTATTGTTAGATTACCTGTAATATTTTGTATTACTGAATTTGAGTTGTTATGATATATCTGCATACCATTACTTCCACCAAATTGCGCAGCTATAGCATCATTTAATCTTATAGTTTTATTAAATGTTGTTCTTCCCTCACTACCGTCAATTTGTATATAGTTTTCAACTCCACCAGATCCATTGTCAGCTCTAAATAAAATATCTGTATCTGCAGTTATAGCTTCTATATACAAATTGTTGTTATAGCTTCTCATATAACTTAAGCCTGTATTAGGATCATGCCATAACCTTAAATCTAAACCATCACCAAAAGTAATTACCCCTCCATCAGGTCTTATTGTATATGTATAAGCGCCACTAGCTCTAGAGCCATCTAATTTAAAATATTCAGTTACTCCACCAGAACCATCATCACATTGAAAAATCATGTCACTATCGTCAGCTTGTTGCCTAAAATACAAATCACCAACTGCATTACTAAGATAGGTAGATCCAGTATGTTTAATTCTAAAATCTCTACCATCACCAAAAGCTAATTCGGCATTATCAGGAAAAACAGTAAAAGGATTGCCAGAACTTGCACTACCATCTAAAAAGAAATATGTTTCTGTTCCACCTGAGCCATTATCACACTCGAATATTATATCTGCATTATCAGCACCTTGCGTAATTTTTAAATTACCTGTTTCATTTATAATAAATGAATCTGTACCGTTATGAAAAAGAACTAGATCTCTAGAACTACCAATATTTAACCTAGTATTATCTATAAACTTTGCTCTTATACTAAATACAGTTTCTACATCACTACCATCTAATTTAAAATATTCAGTAACACCACCACTTCCATTGTCACCCTCAAATATTATATCTTTATCAACTCCACTATTTTTAATATACAAATGCCCAGTGCTATTTTCAATAAGTGAATTTGTAGCATTATGATATATTTGTAAATCCCCTGAATCTCCAAATTCAGCTTTTATACTATCTAAAAACGCAAAGTTTTTACTAGCTATTGTTTTAACAGCTCCACCATCTAGTCTAAAATATTCAGTAATATTTCCTCCACCAGAACCGTTATCAGCAGAAAATATAATATCTCCGTCTGCGGCAAACTCTCTAATATTTAAAGATCCAGTATAGTTATCTATAGAAGAAGCCGACCCGTCGTGAAATACTTTAAGATCTGAACCTGTACCAAATAGTCCTTGTACATTGTCATTAAAAATAACATTTCCAGTCATTCTACCACCAGCGAGTGGTAAGTAATTACCTAGTGCGCTAGCAAGTAAATTAGTTGGGGATATTTGAATATTATTAGCTCCCTTGTAGCCTACTACAAAGTCTATATCTCCTTCGGTATTACCGACTGTAAAATCTGAGAATTTTATATTTGCCATGGATTATGGATTTTTGATCATGAATTTAAGTGAAGGACTTGTGTTTTCTCCTATAAGAAAGTCTATTCCGTTTTCACCTAGAATAAAGTCAACACTAGGTGAACTACCAGAACCTGGATCAATAGGAAGAGCTCCTACCGCTATCGCGTTCTCTAATATAGTAGACATGTTATGAAAGTGCTTTTATATCCGATGCTGTAGTACCAGCTGCTTTTACTCTAATAACTTGTTGAGGTATAAATGAAGCGTTACCAATGTTTTTCATTACTATTTCTTCACCTTGCTGAGTTATTGCAGTTACATCACCTGTACCACCTACGTATAAGCTATAACCACTATTACCTTCATTAGTACCAGGAATACCACCATTACCTCTATATATTTTATAATTGTAAGGCGCAGCTGCTGTTATACCAGGCGCTGCTAATGTTAATGTTGTATTACCTGTTACAGATGTTATAAGTGCCATTTCAGTACCAGCTATTACAACGTCTCCACCAGCAACTACTTGATATTTACCAACTGAAGAAGTACCGTCTACAAACTTAGCACCAGCAGTTGTTAGCGTAAGATTATTTGTGCTACTAGCTCCACTTAAATAACTACCTGGTTCAGGTATATTTATAGTGTCACTTGGTATTACATCTACCGAACTTATTGGTTGATTTTTTGACATATTGTTCATTTTAATTTTTATTATTCTTAAATATATTACTTGCTTTTTCAGTCGTGCGTCCTCCGAAATAGGCTAAAACGACCGCCATCATGACATTCTCAAAAGTTGAGTTCCAGTTATCATGTATTGTAAATGGTATACTTTCAACACTGTCTAATATTCCAGCAAATGAAAAAACTATTATACACCATACTAATACTAATGGTCGTACGTTTTTAGACATCCATGAATCAGACATGGAATCAGATTGCCATCTTGAAGTGATAGCTTGTATTTCTTTATTTTGTTGATCGTATATTATTTGTTGTAGTTTTACTTTATCCTCTGCAGGAGCATCAGATTTAGTAATAGCTTCGATAGCTTCTTTTGGAGAGGCAACACCCTGTAATACACTACCTAATGTAGGATTAATTACAGATGCCGCGCCAAACAATAGCTGACCAACAGTTGTATCTTTAAATTTCTTTTTACTCATGATTTTCTATATGCTTCTGCTTCCCAAGGTAAATTCTTAGCTCCTTCTTTCATTGTCGCTCTAGAATATTTTTTACCTTTCCAATATACATAATTATCATCATAATCTAAATCACCTCTACGCATTTGATCTATGTGCACCATTTCGTGATTTACTACGTCTTGCTCGTCTTCTGGCTTAACGTTTTTATTTATAATAATCGTACCATTATTATTAGCTTTACCCATTACACCGTCTTCCATGTCTACATGATAAACTGGAGTACTATCCATATTATATGGAGGATTAGTTAATTTAAAAGCCATATTATTTTTTATAAGGAAATATTTTGTTTAATGCTCCTTTTCTAGCAGCGCAGCCGCAAGGGATATTAAGTCCCTTGCTAACTGTGTCTACTACTTTTTTGATACCAGTAGCTTTAGTAAACTTTTCTATATCGTCTCCTAAACCTGTTGATTTCATGATTATGCTACTGCTACTGCTGTAATTTCTACTCCAGCTGGTAGTTGTACTTTAGCTTTGATTCCACCTGGGTTAGCTGTCATAGCCGCGTTGCAAGCATTTAATACATCAATACCTTTAGCTGCAGTTGTTGTAAGTGCAATATGCTTTGCTCCTGTTCCTAAAAATAGTTTAACAGTATTAGCAGCGCTACAATTACCAAACGATACATCTTCAACATTGATTAATTTTTTACCAGCTAAATGCGCTGTTCCGCTTGTTACTGTAATTTCGATAAATTTTGCCATTGTGTTAGTGTTAGTGTTAGTGTTAGTGTTAGTGTTTTGGCCGAGTTTTATACAGTTCTCGCACTGTTATTTTCTAGGTGCTCCAGATGGAAAATGTGAATCCATAAATCCTTTATCTTCAAATTTTTTACCATCATGTTTTTCCATTGGTGAATGACCCATTTTCATTGCTGATCCCATTCCTGATTTTGAATGTTTAGACATCCATGATCTTCCTCCACTCGCGTCTTTTGCAACTGGGTTATCTTGTAATAAATCTTTTCTTTCTTGTTTAGCAGATTCCATTTTCATAGCTGATTTGTGTCCCATTTTATAAGGACTCATTTCCATAGCAGAATCTTTGTGTCCCATTTTAGCGGGTGTTTTTCCGTAAGGCATAATATTAGTTTTTATTAGTTATTTTTTTCTTTTACCCGTACAATGCATTTGCGTAGGCGTGCTTCTTTTTAATTTTTTTTCAGCAATTCTTTCTTCCATAGATTTTAAACCTCCTTTTGGTCCTGCTTTTTCGTAATATCTAAATCTAGAATCTGTTTCTGATTGTGGAGATGAACCCATTTTTCTCATAGTTCCTGTAAGCTGAATACTATCACCTTGAGTTTTTGGTTTTCTTATATCAAAATTTTCTACTGCTTCTTTTACTAAAGCGGGATCAATTTTAGCTTCTTTTGTATTTTTAGCCGGAGAACCATGGTGTTTTTTATCATACTTCATATCACCTGCTAATTTAGATATATGCTTTTCATCAGCAGTCATTTTCTCATCACTGTGACCGTGTTTGTCATCATATTTAATATCTCTTTTTAGATAATCAATATGAGCAGCGTCATCTCTTTCAGTTGCTTTATAATTACCAGATGTTACTCTTGTGTGAGCGTGATCTTTTGAAAACTTAGAGTTTCCACTGTATTGTCCGTAGTATCCTTTGTGTCCCATTTTAATTTATTTTTTTAAGTCCTAATTCTATTTGTTTAGCTTCTTTTTCTTCTTGAGTTGGATTTACTTGACCAGCTAACCAAGTAGTATATAAACCTTCATTTTCTTTTTTCTTTTTGTTAGCTCCTATATCACTTACAGCTTGTCCTATTTTAGCAAACATATTAGCATACATACTACCAGTTGGCACGTATTGCGCTCCAGCAATATCACCACCACCTACATACCCACCTTGGTGAAAAGGTGCTTTAGTAGTAAACATTTTTTGAAAAGGTGAACTCATAATTTATTTTTTTGAACAACCGAAGTTTTTAGCATAGTTAGCCATTTTAACTACACTTTCGCTGTAGTTATCTTTTTTAGCCATTACAGAACTAGCTGCTTCGCATGTTGATTTACCAGGCATATTCTTTTTTACCCATCTAGTGAATTTACCTTTATTTTCTTCTTTTATTTCTGGAAATCCTTCTTTTAAAAAAGGACTATTAGTTTGGTAGTAGCTCATAATTATCTTCCTTTAGCAATTTGAGTTATAGGTCCAGCTTTATACATAGATGGATCTTTTAAAACTTCCATACCTGTAATACCAGAACTAGAACCCGGTACGTGTAGCCTACCTTTTTGGCTCAAAGGACCATCCCATATATGAGATTCTCCTACTATACCAACTTTACCTTTACCCATTTTTTCAGCGTGTGGGTCGTTTACATGTTTGTGATTCATAATTTATTTATTTATTTTGTTTTTTTTGGATATTCATAACCATCATCTCCAGCAAATCTTTGTTCCTCTTCCATTTCATAATCAGGATTTCCTAAACCTTCTTTTTGAGGTAATTTTAAAGCTTGTTTTTTAGATATTGAATCTTGTTCCTTAGATCTTTTATTTAATTCTTCTAATGTAAATTCGTTTTTTTCTCCTGTAACATCCATCATCAATCCAGAACCAGCTAATGCTCTTTGTCTAGCGTTCGCGCTACCAAACATACCTAGACCAATTTGTTGTGTCATTGGATCTAAACTACCTGTCATTATAGGTTGGCTGTAGTCGTTCATGCCTCCACCACCCATGGTGTTTTGAGCTCTTGCCGCTGCTTGTTGAGCCGCCATAGCATTAGCGTTAGTTAAAGAGTTAATCATTTGATTACCCCCCATACTGCCGAATAAACCTGCAGTTCCAAATCCTAATGGTGACAGCATTTTACCAGCTGCTTCATTCATTGAAGCTCCAACTGCTTTTTGCTGTTGTCTTGACATTTTTTTCATTTTGCCTGTTCCCATAATTACCTTGTTTTATCTTTGTTTATATTATAAATTGCTTTTGTCATTACTTTATCAGTGTAAGAACCACCAGTTATAAGTTTGTTTCTACTACCGATATTTATATCTTCTTGACCAAGCATGATTCTATATATTCTACTTATAAGTTGCTTACCTTTAAAAGAAACTTTATATATATTATATTTTTGAGTTGTTCTGTTTCTATTACGCCAAACAACTATCCAATCATTTTGTATTAATCTATTCCACCTTCTGTTATCCCAACTATAAGCATATGTACCTATTTTGAAATCTTTTATTGTAAATAAATCTATACAGTCTAGATATATTAATAATTCTAAATCACTATCGTTTAAATCATTGTTTTTACAAGCCCATTTTCTTATAATACGATAATGCTTCATTAAGTTTAAACTCTTAATATCACTAGCATTTAGTTTCATAATACAACAACTATGTCTTGTGCTTTAATTACTCGATATGATTTTTTGTCTATTTCTATTTTATGTCCAGCATGTCTATCAAAGTATATCTTATCATCTACTTTAATACCAGCTACATCTTCACCAGCAGAAACTACAACAGCTTCTACATATCTAATGTCTTCACGTTGTTTTTCTGCAAGAAGTAAACCACCTGTTGTTTTGGTAGTTCCTTCTTTTTTTATTTTTATTATTAAGTTTCTACCTACTGCTTTCATCAACTCTAATATTATTAATTACACAATCGGTTGATAAAATAGTAGTAGCCACTGAAGCTGCATTTTGAAGAGCGCTTTTTGTAACCAATAACGGATCAATTATACCGTTATCAATCATATGTACCATATTTCCTGTAACAACATTAATACCATGACCATCTTCGGCTGGAATTGTATATTCCTTAAAACCTGCATTGTCTAGTATTGTTTTAAATGGGGATAATATAGCTTTACCTAAAACTTTTTCTCCAACATTTTTCTCCTTCATATTTAAAGCAGCGTTTAGTAGAGCAATACCACCACCTGGAACTATCCCTTCTTTTATTGCAGCTTTAGTAGCACATATAGCATCTTCAACTCTATCTTGTTTTTCTTTTAGTTCAACGTCAGAGTTTGCACCTATTTTTACTATTGCTATTTTAGCAGCTAACATCGCTAGTCTTTTTTCTAACTTAACTACTTCATAAGCTGTATTCTTTTCAGATAACTTATCTTTTATATCTTTAATAATTTCTTTTACTTCGTCAGATGTTTCACTAACTTGTAAAATAGTTTCATTATCTGTTGTAATACTTTTTAAGCATTTACCTAAGTATTCTACTTTAACTAAATCTAAGTCATCACCAAGATCTTCGTTTATAATTGTAGCACTTGTAAGTAAAGACAAATCATCAAGTAGTTGTTTTCTATTTACACCGTATGTAGGTGCGTTTACAACATTAACTTTTATATTGCCTTTTATTTTATTCATAGCTAGAGCAGATAAAACACCTTGTTCTAAGTCGCCAATAATAAGCAAAGGTTTATTGTTTTTTATTACGTACTCTAGCACTGTTTGTATTTGCCTTATTGTATCTACTTTAGATTCAATTAACAGTACTAATGGATTCTCTAGTTCTGCAGAAGCAGTATCAGCATTTGTAATGAAATGTCTATTTGTAAGTCCTTTATCATATTGTGAACCTTCTATTACTTCAACTTCTGTTTTACCAATTGGTGAAGGTTCCATCATAACTACACCGGTAAGATCTACAGCTCTAAAAGCATCTGCAATTAGTTTACCTAATTCAGGATCATTGTTGGTTGATATTGTAGCTATTTGATCAATCATATCTCCTTTTACAGGAACAGATATTGATTCTAAATATTTTATTGTTTTTTCAACAGCTGAGTTTATACCTTCTTTTAACAACCTTGAGTTTGTTTTATCAGCAACTTCGTATGCGTGGGATAATATAGCATGTGCTAGTATTGTTGCTGTTGTGGTACCGTCACCGGCTTGTTGAACTGTTTTACGTGCAGCTTCTTTTAAAAGTGTTGCACCCATATTTTCTACAGGATCTAACAAGATTACTGAGTTTGCTACTGTTACACCATCTTTTGTAATAATTGGTTTACCTGTAGCATCTTCTAGCATCACACACTTACCGCTAGCTCCGAGTGTGGAGCTAACAGCAGTTGTGAGTTTTGTTATCCCTTCAAATACTTTATTCCTAGCTTCGTTACCGAAGTTAAGATTTTTAACTATTAGATTTGACATGATTAAATTGTATTGTATTTATTATTTAAAGGTTTTCACGACTTTCGGGCCTTTTAAGAAATCTACTTTTTTAGCATAATGCTCTACCGATCCATCGATAGCAGTTTCTGCTCCTTCTATAGTTTCACGCCTTGTAACGTCGTGCCAAGCATCTTCATTTGGATCTTGGTATTCAGTTTGATAAAAACCGTTTGGTAATTGGGTTATCCTCCAGTTTGATTTTTCTGAAAGATGTTTCCAAAGGTCAATGGTTTCTTCTGAAATTTGTGGTTGACTATTCCACGTTCTAGTCTGATAATAAAACGTCATAATTTTGGTTTTAAGTTTATATTTGGTTTTACGCTCTTAACCGAGCAGGTATATGTCTATTATTACTTGTTTTCTAAGATTTTTACTTTAGCTTCAAGTTCTTGTATTGATTTAATTAATAGTGGTACTATTTTACTGTAATCTACTCCTTGCATTTCTTCTCCGTCTTTTTCACCTGAAACCGCATCCGGTAATACATCTTGTAACTCATGAGCCATAACTCCATAAGAACTAGAATTATCTACTTTCCATTTAAAATCGTACACAGGAATTTTAGAAACTTTATCAAGACCATCAAAATCTTTTAGATCTTTTTTCAACCTGTAATCAGAAGATGTGTTAAACGTAGTTGCAGAACCATTTGTAAATATACTTCCAACTGTTCCGTTTGGATTTTTAAATATAATTAAAGCTGCCGCTGTACTTCTTGATGTTGCTAAAAAAAGTGTAGCTCTATCATCAGTTTCTTGAATAAATCCACTACCATAAACAGAAGTTCCGTTTGGTATTCCTGTAGTTCCAAATAACACGTTGCCTGCATTATCTACGCGCATTCTTTCTGTGCTTGTGGTTGCAAGAGCAATTATACCATTTCCTGATTGTGCGTTTATAGTGTGTAATGCGCCGTTTGTAAGTCCTGAAGTAGAAGATGTAAACGCTAAAGCTCTAGAGTTAGACGCGTTGTCACCACCAACAATTAAATAAGTTCCTTCAGCTGCATTAGCTACTTCTAGTTTAGCACCCGGGCTACTAGTAGTTCCAATACCTACATTTCCTCCACTCGCAATATTTAAAGCAGCAGTTGCATTTGGTACATCTACAATTTGAAAACTATCATCAGAAGCATTGTGTCTTGTATACCATTTTAACGTATTGTTTTCAGAATAAGCTATGGTTGCATTTGAATCTGTAACTGAATTAATTTGCAAATTTAATAAAGGACTAGTAGTTCCAATACCCACATTTCCTCCACTATGTTGTAGAGTTAAATTACCACCAGTGTTATGAAATATTTCAAAATTATCTCTTCTTGCAGTAGTGGCAAATGTTGATCCTATACTTTGTATTGACCCTTGAGGAGTACCTCCTTCAGAGAATTTAATACCACTAAAACTAGTAGCTGTTGGATGAGTAATTTCCATATAAGATCCATCACCTTCCACTGTAAATTTTTCCCCAGGAGTAGTAGTTCCAATACCTACGTTGCCATTTTCAAAATTAAACTTAGATGCTCTAAATTCCATTGGAATATTGGCTGTAACAGCGTCATTGTAAGCATTTAACATTACAGCAGTTGGGTCAGTCTGCCCAATTTTAATTCCAAGATTTATATCTGTGCCATCTTTTACAGATAACTTAGCATAAGGACTAGTAGTTCCAATCCCTACGTTGCTACCTAACTGTTGAAGAACAAGGTCACCACTAGTTGAAAAAGCTGATGTAGATTTTTTATAACTTACACTATCTATAGACACGTATCTATCAGAACTAGTTGTGCCTCCTTTATGGGCAATAGCCATACCAAATAAAAAATCATCAGCATCGTTACTTGATATAAATTGTGTGTAGTTTTTATTAGTATCTGTACGACCAATTCCAGAAGATACATGTAACTTAGTCGCTGAATTATCAATTCCAATACCAACATTGCCTTGATTAAACACTAATACATCTGAATAATTAACTCCTGCGTTTCTTTGGTTAAAACAAAACCTTACGTTTCCAGCTGTTACAGTTTCAGATAAAGTTAAATTATAATTTCCTGCTCCTGGATTATCATAACTCCATTGCTGATAAACAGTGCCCAAATCGTTTGAAATATCTAAATTAGCTAAAGGAGTAGTAGTTCCAATACCTACGTTACCTGCGGAGGTAATACGCATTTTTTCAGTTACACCAGCAGTACCTGCTCTAGTACCAAATGACATATAAGAATTTCTATCACCAGCTGCGTCCCAAGCTTCTTCTTTACCTACTATAACACTACCAGCATCATTTTGACCAGCTACATAGCTTCTATAATGTCTAAATCTTAACTCGGACGTTTCTGTACCAGCATCTGTAGTATTACTATTATCTATAACTAATTGAACACCGTTACTTAATGAACTGTTAATTCTAGCAGAAGTACTTACATCTAAATAATAGTCTGGAGCAGTAGTTCCAATACCCATAAATCCATTAGAATCTATAGTAACAGCGTCAAATAAAGTACCAGAATCATTAGCTACTTGAAAACGCATATCCGCACCAGAAGGATTATTAGTACTATCTACTGTACGTATTGAACCTCCGTTTATAGTAGCTGAGTTATCATCTACATTTTTAAAGTATAATATTCCACTACCAGAACTAGCAGCTGTAGCTCTTGGAGATATGAATATGTCACCAGCAGAATCTATACGCATCCTTTCTGTAGTTACAGAACCATTTGCACCATAAAAAACGTGGGTACCAAAAGAAGTATTATTACGAGATACATAAGTAGTGCTGCCATTGTTATGTCCTATTGAAATAAATTGATTTGTACCATCTAAATCTTGTATTCTTATATCAGGTGCTCCTGTTCCTGCTACATGTAATTTAACTTGAGGAGCATTAGTTCCAACACCTAATCTTTTACTCGTATTGTTCCAGAAAAAATTATTATCACCTGCAACTTCGTTTTGACTATTCCAAAAAGTTACTTGCCCAGCAGCACCTGCTCCTGATACAAATGTTTGATCTAGTTTTTCCCAACGATCAGTCGCTCCTTGTTCTACGTATATACACCAGTCACCTACGTTCCAAGAATTTGGTAAAGTACCTACTCCGTTTGGAGTTGCACTACCTGCTACAGATACAACATAGTAATGACCTACAACTTTTTTATCAGCCGCTGTTAAATCAGGGTTACCACCAGGCGCGGAAGAAGCGTCCCATGTACTTATGAAAACTAAACCAGAAGCTACGCTTGATATTTGTTGATCTACGTATTGCTTAGACGCGGCGTTTGCGTTTGCTGCTGGAATTAAAGGTACTTCTACTGGTAAAGAAAAAATAGTTGCACCAGCACTAGTATCTGCTTTAAAATAATTTCCATTAGAACCTTTTATCTCAATGTCTGCATCAACTACAGATTGTATTATTTCAATATTACCAGAGCCTCCACTTTTATTTTCAATACTAACGCCGCCTTTACTTTCAACATATAAAAAACTTGAACCATTTATTAAGTATGTATCACTACCATCATGATACATACTAAAATCAAGGCTATTAGTATTTGCGCTATTACCAAGGACTATATGTGAATTATTACCCCAACGAGTATAATAAGAAGTAGTGCCAACGTCTGCCATACTTCCATCTAATCTAAAGTATGTAGCTACATTTCCGTCATATTGCCCGTCGTCTGCTTGAAACAGTATATCTCTTGTTCTAGCTCTATTTTTTATAAATAAATCACCGGCTCTACCAATTATATGATTACTTGCCGGCGCGTTGTTCAAATGTGTAGTACTAGAGTCTGTACCGTATTTTACTTCTAATCTATTATCGTTATTATCAGCAATTCTTAAT